GACATCAAAAAGGAGATCGAGACCAAGATCAAGTTGCTCTCTACAGAAAAGGAGATTCGTGACTTCTTTAAGACGGCTAACGCGAAGCTGTGCGCCCTGCCCAACACGCCCGATCATGTCTGGTTGACCGATCAATGTAAGGCACGACTTGCTGAGATCAAGCCTGCCGCGAATGACGAAGCGAAAGCGTCCTAATGTACTCGGCCAAGGACGGCTTCACGAAGGAGAATGACGATGTTGATTAACACGAGTGGTTTTTATGTCCTCAACGAAGAGTATGGTCGTTGGAGTGAAGTGTACGAGGATAAGGAAGTCGATTCACGCGAAGCCTTTGAGTCCCTGTTCGAGTTGATCGGGATGATCTTGAGTGACTACTCGAATGTGTTAGAAGAACAATGGAATGACGAGATTCTTGAGTCTCAAGAGCGAGAAGACTTTGCGCAAGATTATCATGCGCTGGATTATGAAATAGGCTTCGAGTAGCGATTGTTGAGTCTCCGCAAACTCTATAAGACTCAACCAGCCGACTTTAACAAGTAAACGAACGTGAATGAAGCGAAAGCGAGATACCTACAGATGCTCCATCAGTTTGTAGCTCTATCGTCAAAAGCGATGTTGCCCGATGCGGTGGATGGGCGAACGCTGCGACTGAACGACTTCACGTCTCCCGGCGAGATGGCCTTTACCGTTTATCGAGAGGGTGTAAACCCATGAACTCTGTATTTGTAATCAGCAGTACCCAAAAACCGTTAATGCCGACCCGTCCCGCACGGGCAAGGAAGCTATTAACGGCGGGCCGTGCAGCGGTTTACCGCCTGCATCCCTTCACGATCATCTTGAAAGACCGGACCGATGGCGAAGTCCAAACCGTCGAGGTTAAAGTTGATCCGGGTAGCAAAACAACCGGGATTGCGCTCGTCGGCCAATTTGAACAACAGGGGGCGGTCGTGCTGTTCGGCGCGAACCTGAATCATCGTGGGCAGGCGATCAAGAATGCTCTTGAATCCCGCCGTTCTTTGCGCCGTGGGCGGCGTGGGCGCAACACCCGCTATCGGGAAGCCCGGTTTCTCAATCGCACTCGCACTGCGGGATGGTTGCCACCGTCCATTGAGTCACGGGTTGTCAATACCGAGTCCGTGATTCACAAACTGGCGAGCCGTTGCCCAATCACCTCAGCTACCGTCGAACTCGTCAAGTTTGACACTCAATCGATGGTGAACCAGGAAATAAGCGGAACTGAGTATCAACATGGCGAACTTCTTGGTTATGAAGTCCGAGAATATCTGCTTGAGAAATGGAATCGAACCTGCGCCTATTGCGGAATCAAGAACGTCCAGTTGCAGGTTGAGCATATCGTTCCTCGATCAGTGGGCGGTAGTAACCGTGTTTCTAACCTAACCCTCGCTTGCCAACCCTGTAACAAGAAAAAAGGCAGTCATCCGATAGAGTTTTTTATGAAAAACAAACCGGAACTGCTAAAAAAGATTAAAGCGCAAGTTAAAGCGCCGTTGAAAGACGCCGCCGCCGTCAATGCCTCTCGATGGGCGCTGGTCAATCGACTACGGGCATGGCTTCCAGTAAAAACCGGAAGTGGTGGACGTACCAAGTTCAATCGCACTCAACAAGGCTATCCGAAAGATCATTGGATTGACGCCGTGTGCGTGTCTGAATCTGGCGAACACGTTACGATTCGTGAAGGGATGAAACCGCTGACGATCACCGCGAAAGGACGTGGCAAACATCAAGTGGTTTGTACTGATAAGTTTGGATTTCCACGTAATAAAGCTGGACGGATCAAGCGAGTTCATGGGTTTTCAACCGGCGACATTGTGAAACTTGTTCTGGAGAAAGGAAAGTATGAAGGAACCTACATCACCCGATTAACCGGGGTTCGATTAACAGGAACACTGGATATTAAAACTCCAAAGACAACAATTGGCGCATCGTGGAAACACTTCACGCTGATTCAGCGAAACGATGGTTTTGACTATTCAATTCCATCATAAAGAAGAGATTGCGGAAGTCACTTCGCAAGAGTGACTTCTGGAGTCGATTCGATTCCATCACGAAGGAGAATGAAATGCAGATGAATACCCATCAGCAAGCGGTACTCAATGCTGTAGCGAGTGGAGGGCATGTCGTAGTGAATGCAGGCCCCGGAACCGGAAAGGGTCTTCGATCAGACCAGCCAGTGATTACTCCGAAAGGCTATGTCGCTATCGGAAATCTCAAGTCTGGTGATCTTGTTTATGGGCCTGATGGTAACACTTATCCGGTTGTCGGAGTTTATCATCGCGGCGTATTACCACTTTACGAAGTCAAGTTCAACGATGGTCAATCCGTCATCACGGATGGAGATCATCGTTGGTTGTGCAAGACGTTACGAGAGCGCAAGCGTGATCGTCCGGCTGTCATTCGTACCACCAGCGAATTGATCAAGCTTGGGAAAAACGTCTTCTTACCCATGCCAAAACCGTTGATTGGCAATCCTGTTATTCGAGTGATTGATCCTTGGTTGTTTGGCGCTTTGTTGGGAGATGGATGTATTACGACCAACTCGATACAATTCTCTAACTCAGAAGAGTCGATGTTGAATGCTGTTAGGGATTCGTTACCAGCGTCTTGTCGTTTAAAGTACACATCCAATTATGATTGGAGAATTACTGGTGATGGGGTTGGAGGTTACAATTCTATCATTTGGGCCTTGCGACACCTAAAGGCACTCGGTTGTCGATCTCACGAGAAGTTTATTCCAGAACATTTGCTTAATGCTGATGTTCAAACAAGAACTTCTATTCTTCAAGGGTTGCTTGATACTGATGGTTATACAGACGGTTATGCTGTTGAGTATTGCTCATCGAGTAAGCAGCTTGCGTTGGATGTGATTCGGATTATCGAATCATTAGGCGGTCTGTGTACGATGAAGGAAAAGCCTTCTCATTACACAAAACCAGACGGCTCTCGTGTTGATTGCAGATTGTCGTATCGTGTTTCAATACGACTCCCATCAACCATATCTCCGTTCAAGCATAGCGAAAAGAAGCTGCTTCGCTATATTCCGAAAACGAAGTACCCACCGGCTCGTCAGATTGTATCCATCACGAGCGTTGATCATGGGGAATCCGTCTGTATCGAAGTTGGGTCTCCTGACCACTTGTTTCTCACTGTAGGTCATGCGGTTACGCATAATACCTACACGCTCGCTGGAGTCTCCCACGCTAATCAAGGCAAGCCCATCATCAACTTCTGCTTCAATCGTAATACGAAGTTGCAAGCCGATGAGAAGATGCCTTCTTGGGTGAAGAACTATACCTTTCACGGTGCGGCGTATGGGCAAGTCGGTAAGTATTATCAGAAGCAACTGAATACGAAGCTCTCTCCTCGCGTCATCAGTCAGCACTTCGATTGCGATGAAAAAGATGCGACGGTGGTGAAGTATACGATCCGCAAGTTCGCCACCTCGGACTCGAATTGCATCACCGGCTGGAATGTACCGTTCGAGTCGTTCAAGGGGAAACCGAAACCGGAACAGGAGCAGTACAAGGAGCAGATCGTCACCTTGTCCCGCAAGGTCTGGAACGAGTGCATGATGAAGAAGAACCCGAAGTTTGGGGTTGAGCATGATATGTACCTCAAACTGTGGGAGATGGAGGGCGCACGAGTCAGTGGCCGCTTCGAGATGGTGATGGTGGACGAGTCACAGGATATGGTGCCGGTGAATATCTCAGCACTGCGCAAGATTTACGGTCAACGAATCTGTGTGGGCGATGCGCGCCAGGAACTGTATGCCTTCCGCCAGAGTGAAGATGTGCGCAAGTCGATGAAGTTCGATCATGAACTGCACTTGGTGGAGTCCAAGCGGTTTGGTCAAGCGATTGCGGATGTTGCCAATCAAGTCCAGGTCTTGTTGCCCGACACCTATCCGCCGATTATTGGTGCTGGCGGTGAATCGAAGGTCTTTAATGGCGGACAACCGAAGGGTCAATATGTGGTACTGTGTCGATCCAACTTGGGTTTGTTATCCGAAGCGATCAA